ATTCGGTCTGCTGACCAACTTACCTCATTAGATATGAGCCTAAATGTACCTTTTGGGTTTGTGAATACTGCGTAATGTCCTGTTGCTAGGTCTGATCTAAGTTTAGGTTGTATGGCTACACCATAGAAATCTTTTGCACCGTCAGCCGTAGCTGTTGCATCTTCCGTAACCATGACTATTTGTGTGGGCTTGCCTGTTGTGTTTGCAGATGATTGTATCTGTAAGTAATCTCCTTTCTTAATAGTGCCACTAGAAGCGTTTGTGGAAGCGAGAAGCGATAATCCAGTAGCACCCTTGACATTGGTTCTAACTTTACAGCTTGCTGTGTTTGATTCTGTTGTAAATGTGCTTGTTGTTACGACTACTGTTGCACTTGTTACTGTTGTTATTTTATGTGTACCATTGTTATCTTCATTGGTTGCACCAGTTACAACTATAAAATCACCAACCTTTGCACTTCCAAAAGTAGAAGCACCTGCTGTTATGGTTGAGCCACTAAAAGAAAGCGTTACTGAACTACTGTTTGTTCTTAGTTCGGATGTAAGGTGTCCTGTGCTATATGTTCCTGTATTTGTAAGTGCATCAGGGTCAGCAAATTTAAAGTGATTGACTGTGCCGTTTAGTTCCAAAAGAAAAGACTGCCATTCAACGGCTTGTGATCTTCTCATTGGTGGTAGTGATACTTCTGCTGTCCAATAGACACCATCAAACTCTTGTGTCTTTGTTTTGCCAGTAAAAGGACTTACTGTAGTACCTACCGTTCTTACAAGCGACCAGTTGCTTCTTACGAAGTTAGGACTTGCAGGCATTGATATTAATTTAGCCACCTTGTAATGCTCTCCTAAAATTACCACCACGCATTGCAGCTTCGGCTACAGCACCTTTAGTTACATCTGCTATCTGTGGCATCATTTTTGTTACCTCTGCTCTGACTGTAGGAACAACACCTGTAGCAAAGTTTACAGACTGGTTCACTATAATAGGCGCACCACCCATAGCGTTTTTAGTATTCATGTTGTTCATAATTCTACCGCCACTATCAGGAACAAACATCTCCATACCTCTTTCACCTACAAGAACTGGTGAACCTGCTTGCACCTTACCACCACCTGCTTTATTATTTCTAAATGTGGGCAAGGCGTTACTAGTTCCATTTAGTTTAAATACGCTATTTAATATTTCATTAACAACAGCCATCTGTAAGAAAATAGCTATTATTTGACTAACCATACTTTTTGCAAAGTTTTTAAAACTATCCAATGCGTTTTCACCATCCATCAATGAATTAACAAAATCTGTTGTAAATGCGTTTGACTGATTAATAACAGCTTGTTTTAACTCATCATCAAATGTAGTTGCTAAATCTTTTGATGCTTCATTTATTTCATTAAACTTTTCTTCTAGTTGTGGCAAGGTCGTTATACCCATTAGAGCAAATTTTGCTTCATTTTCTGAAAATATCTTTCCTAAGTTGGCTTGTGTGTCAGCCAATATTTCTGTATCTCCTGCAAGTTTAGATATTTCATTTTCAAGAAAAGTAAATTGATTGAGTAGTTGACCTTTTTCAAATATGCTAGTTTTTTCTGCTTCACTAAGCTGTCCATAACCATCAAGCAGCAAATCTTGTGCATCATATTGTTTTTCAAGTTCTTTGGTAATATTTGCTATAAGCTGTTGCTCATCTGCAAAATCACCTCTTTCAACTTTCAATTTATGTCTAGCTGCTCGTTGAGAACCTTTTTTAAAACCGCCCTCTACTTCTCCTTGTAGTTCAGACCTTTTTTGTTCAAGCAACATTGCATTTTCAAATGGGTCATCTCCTAAAATAATACCTAAACCTTTACCTTGTGATGATCTGATCGCTAGGGTAATGCTATTAGCAAAATTTGTCATAGAATCAGCCATACCTTTTAAAACATCTGCTATACCGCTTTGAAATAAAGAATCACCTAATTGTTTAAAGGCAATAGTCATGTTTGATGCCTTTGTTGATAAGTTATCCATCTTATCTTCCATTGCTCCACCAAACTTTCTTTCAAGTCCAGTTGTTAATGCTTCAACAATAATTGCAGCACCTTCCGCGCTTGCACCAAACTTTGCTATCTCATCTTTGCTTAAACCTAATTCATCATTAAGTATGCCGAGTACATCAATACCCCTATCCATGACCATATTTAGTTCTTCTAGCCCAAGACCACCTGATGCTGATCTTTGTACTGTCTTAACTAACGCTTCAAATACACCTAATTGATCTGTTGATGTAGATGCTGTGTCAGCAAACACTTGCAACATTCTATTGCTAGGTTCAATACCTGCTGATTTTAATGAAATAAATGCTTTTGTTGCTGTTTCTATTTGAAATGGGGTGGTTTGTGCAAAAGCTAAAACTCTGCCCATAGCTTCTTGACCTGCTTCCATGCTACCAAATACAGTGTTTAAAGAATCTGTTAAATCTTCAAACTCCATTCCTACTCTTGCAATTTTTGTTATTGCTACGCCTATAGCCACAATAGAAGCTGCTGCTGCAACGGCTGGTCCTTTGATACCTTTTAATTTTGCGCCTAAACCACCGCTTGCCATACCAAATGCAGCACCGCCTGCAGCGCCAGTGGTTTTGATTTTGCCCTCTATTTTATTTAGTTCGGCTTTAAGCTGTTTAGTATCAGCTTCAATCTTTATGATTAGCTTATCTATCTCATTCATTAGTCAGGGTATAACTCCATAAGGTCATCTAGTTCTGCTCTATCCATAGGTTTTTCTTGCTCTGTCGCATTAAACTGTTTAAAACCTTTTATAGCTAAATACATTTCTCTAGGTGATAAATCCCAAAAGTCCATAGGGCGCATATTCATCATACCAACACATATCATATAGAAGTCTCCCCAATTGATAGGTGTTGTGTTTTCATCTACTCTATTGCTTTTTTTTTATCTTCCTCGTCTGAGTCATTGTCGTTTAAGGTAGATACCAAGAGTTTGGCTACCTCTGTAGAAGCCGTAACAATACCTACATCAGATATTATTTGCCCTACTTTCTTTTCATCAAAGTCGTTACCACCACCTCTAAGGGCATAGCGTAATACGACTAATAATGTTCTTATGCGAACTTTGGCTTGTGCAATGTTCTGTGCAAGCTCAAGAATCCCTGTGTCCAGTTCATCTTCAATCTTGACTAAACTGTCTATGGTTAGTCGGCACTTATAGGTTTCAGAACCTAGTGTTACTTCAATCTGACCCTTGAGTGGGTTTGTCATCTGACTTCTCCTTTGTTGGGCTTGCCATTGCAAGCGTGATTTTTAACATATCATCTCTCTCGTCAACCACATAGGATTTGATTGAGATGTCCTTACCATTAACCTTAACACTCTTACCGATTAATACATTGGGCATATCTAATTGATCGCCTTGCATCATACCTGTAACAGTATTTTTTTCGCCTTTAACTTTTACTTGTTCCCAAGCCATAGTCTTATACTGCTGCGAATGTAATTGTTCCTGCTGATTCAAAGGACATACTGTAAGTAACCTCTCCGTTGAACTCACCTGCATACTCTAAACTGGTTACTTGGAAAGCACCTGTAAAAGTACCAAAGTCAGGAACTAAAAACTGATAGTTGTTTTGCGTATCTGCTAAAGCGTTGGTTTTGATAGTTGTTTCTGATGCACCGTCTGTGAATACGCCACTTCCTGAAACACTGATTGATTGAACCCCTGCTGCAGCTAATAAAGTTCTCTTACCTGAAGAATCCTTATTAGTTACATCTACTGATTCGTTGTTTACTGTTAGACTTGTTGATCTAAGCCCTGCTATTGTTGTGAAAGTCTCAGGTGAACCTGCGTTACCTACTTTCATTAGCATTGCACTACCTTTTTGTGCTGCCATAATATACTCCTAAATACAGAGGGTATTTATTCCTCTAATTAAAAAATAAGGCATCTGCCACCGTATTACTTCGGTATTTGGTAGTTAATCAAGTACCTAGTGTAATTGCACGAAATCTCATGACACCGTGCCGAGTTATCCCATCAGGGTCTCTCATAATGTCGCTGTATTCAAATCTTAAGTTAATAAGGTTGACACCGCTAACAGTTAGACTTACATCATGCAATAAATCATGCACCTTGTCCATAATTTCTTTGGTTTGCTTAGAGCCTTTGTATCTTGACCAAATGTGTATATTGATTGTTGTTTCAGCGCCTACAAGGTTGTTTGTACTGTAATCTATTGCAGTTTCTTCACCTAAGGTAATAAAAGGGTAGCTGTTACCCTCAACAACCTCGTCATACACGCCACAGGCAAGCGTAGTGGTGATTGCAGATACATTAAGCGCTGTATAAATACTAGACTGTAATGCAAATTGACCAACACTCATTTTAGAATACCTTTTTTAAACATAGCTTGTATCTTTCTCTTGTTTTTCATAAGTGCAGGTTGCATGAATGGTCTTTCTGTCATATTGACTGTGCCAAACTCTAAGTGCTTAGAATAAGGCGCTGCAGATATAATCTGACCTACAACCGTGCCGTTAGGCTTTACATCTACATCCATTGTTATTTGACTTACCAAAAATCCTGTATCACTTGCAGGGGGTTGATTAGGTGCTGATTGTGTATGGGTTCTTCTAGGCTCGTATTTTTGAACTGTTGCACCAGTACCACCTGCCATAATGCTTTTCTTTGCAGTATTTTGCACCATCATAGTGCCACGAGTTACATACTCCTTAACCTTGTTGTCATCTAGGGTTGCCTGTAGCTTTTTGTTAAATGCTTTAAGGTTAGAAATCTTTAGATCAATGCCATCACTCATATCGCAATACCTTCTTCGCAGAGCAATGTAAGGAATCTATCTCTCTCGTCCACATTGATAATGCCGTTGATTGCAAAAGACCTAGTTCCAAAGGTTATCTTGCTGTTGGTGTCTATGTTCTTCATATAGCGTATGGTGATCTCATGCGTAACCTTTTCCTGCAACATACCCTGTCTGTATACGCTGTTAGCGTTCTTTGGTTTGATATTTGCATAGATAGTTGCTACAGAGCCAAACGATTGTGATAAACCACCGCCTGCATCTCTAGTATTGGTTGCTCTCTCAACCTTTACCCTGTAACGCATCTTGCCGATACTGTTAGCCATCTTAACCGAGAGCCATGAGAGA